CTACAGGACTCATTTGTTTAATGATTTCAGCAAAGGAAGGATGAACTTTTTGAACATAGTCGCTGTTCATTGAGTTGGAAATTAGGTTTACAAACATTTTTCGAAGTTCTTCTGATTCGATACAGTATTTAGAATTTTCAAGTGCTTGAGCAGTTGTTTGAATATCCGGCTCAATAAGGTTTTCGGGAGGGACATTAGCAATTGCCTGAGACAATTCGTAATTGTATATCTCCAAATCATGGGCATATTTCATGCGGCGTTTATTAGCTTGGTGAGAAATTCCTCCAAAAACTAAAAACCATGCATCAGATAGAGTTTGACCAATTGATTTTGTTGGGGCATCGGAGAGATTTTTTAAAGCATTATCAACTGAATCTGGAAGTTCAGGAATATCAAAAGGAAAAGAATTTTTTTCTGACATTATTAGTACCTTCTTTCTTATGTATTTGGCATGATAGTACCGATATTTACAGAATAGGAGTGTAGGGAAGAAAAGTCAATGAAATTTGGAGAAGTAACAGAAAAGGAGATGAGGAAGATAGAGAATACAGCATTACTGATGAATTTATTTGCAACGCTGTTGAGTTCGATAGCAATAATTTGTCTTGCGCTTAGCATGAGAAGATAACAGGAGGCGGCTTAAAGATGGTTTATACAGAATCCATACGAGGATATCCGTACATGAGAAAAGAACAGCTTGCTAAAGAGTTCCAGATTGGCACCGGAACAGTGCGGACAAGGCTGTTAGAAATTGAAGATGAAATCAAAACAGGTCGGTATAACGATTATGCAGTTATCCGGGACGGAAATATTATTCTGATCAATGTTTTGGTGTTCATCGACTATATGACATACCGGCAGCAGCTCCTGGACCGCAATGCCAGGAAGTACACTCCAGCGTTTCATCCGGAAAAGCTGGTACAAATGATCGGTTGGAGCAACCGGGCTGTTATGGAAGGAGAGACTGGGAATGAAGCGTAACATAATCATATCAGCCGTCATAGGTACTCTTATTACATACCTTCCATTCTGGGAATGGGGCGGAACACAGCTTTTTGGAGCATTTGCCCTGTCGGTGGTTGCGTGGATGCTGATACAGGGTACAGAGCCGGTAACTAAAAATGGATCCTGAGAGTTGGGAGCTCATCAGGATCCGGTGTCCAATGGACAAAAACAGTTTATCACCCTTTTATTGTAGAAGGGTAGAAAGGAAAAGTCAATGATTAAAGTTGAGAAAAAGGGAAATGTAACGAAGGCAACAGTAGAGGGAAACACATACGTGCTGGTTGATGAATTTCAGACTGTATTACATGCACTGTATCATATGCTTGATAAGAGCATTAAAGAGTCAGAAAGTGTAACCCCACGGGATCTTATGCATTCAATGGTAGAAGATGTGGTGCAGAAAGAAAGCGAGATGAATAAGGCATGAGAAACAGACTTACAATTGCTAATCCAAATGGAGTAGGATACCGGATCCCTGGCTGCAGGGCTTCTTCTCTTCGGTTGGAGTGGCAGCAGGAGCAGACGGTACTGTTTGGAACAGTGGCAGACCGTTTGGGTGAGTATGAAGACCTTGGATCTATAGAAGAATTACGTGAATTAAAGAAAGGAAGATAAGGATGAAATTAAACAGATTAGTATCTACTTCGAGAATGGACCATGCAACCTGGCTGGAATACCGTAAAAAAGGAATCGGTGGATCAGATGCGGGCAGTATCTGTGGCTTAAATCCATATGCAACCGCGATTTCCGTTTACCAGGATAAAACCCAGGAAGAGATTACTGAAAAAGCAGACAATGAGTCCATGAGACAGGGACGTGACCTGGAGGAGTATGTAGCACGCAGGTTTATGGAGGAGACTGGAAAGAAAGTGCGCCGCGCCAATTCTATTTTTTATATGGAAGAAAATCCTTTTATGCTGGCCAACGTAGACCGGCTGATTATAGGAGAAAACGCGGGACTGGAGTGTAAAACAGCTTCCGCCTATTCTGCAGATAAATGGAAAGATGGACATATTCCGGAATCCTATGAAATCCAGTGCCACCACTATATGGCTGTGACCGGAGCTGATGCCTGGTATATTGCCTGTGTGATCCTTGGCAGGGAGTTCGTGTGGAGAAAGATTGAGCGTGATGAGAGTGTTATCCAGATGCTGATCGAAGTAGAAAAGGATTTCTGGAATAACAATGTACTGGCTAAAAAGATGCCGGCTCCGGATGGAAGTGAAGCTGCAGATAAGATTTTATCCGAATATTTTAAAAATTCAGATCCGGATAAAGTTGTTCCCCTGATTGGCTTCGATGAAAAGCTGAAACGAAGATCAGAGATCCTGGAACTTCAGGACAAGCTGGACCAGGAAAAGAAGCAGATTGAGCAGGAAGTTAAGCTTTTTATGGAAGATGCGGAGAAGGCTGATTCCGATAAATACTCAATTACATGGAAATCCATAGTATCGAGCAGGGTAGATTCGAAAAAGCTGAAGGCAGATTATCCGGATATCTATAAGGAATATGCCAAAGAGTCATCCAGCAGAAGATTTACTGTAAAAGAGATTGCATAACAGGAGGCAGAGAGAATGGGAGTAAAAGATGCGTTAGCAGAGAAAACAGGAAATAAAGGGGAAGTAAAGCTTACCAAGTCCATGAGCATTGCGGACATGATCAAGGCCATGAAGCCGGAGATTGAGAAAGCCCTTCCCAAGGTGATCACCCCGGAACGTTTTACCAGAATGGCGTTATCCGCCTTAAATACCACTCCGAAGCTACAGGAGTGCAGCCAGATGTCTTTCCTTGGCGCGCTTATGAATGCGGCGCAGCTCGGTCTGGAACCAAACACACCGTTGGGACAAGCATATCTGATTCCATACAAGAATCATGGAAAGCTGGAATGTCAGTTCCAGATTGGATATAAAGGTCTGATCGACATGGTTTACCGCAACGACAACATCCAGACTGTACAGGCACAGTGTGTTTACGAGAAGGATGTGTTTGAGTATGAACTGGGGCTTGAGCCGAAACTGGTGCATAAGCCTGCCATTAAAGACAGGGGAGAACTGATTCTTGTGTATGCACTTTGGAAGGCAAAGAACGGCGGATATGGCTTCGAAGTGATGAGTAAAGAAGATATTGACAATCATGCCAGAAGATTCAGCCAGAGCTTTTCCAGTGGATTCAGTCCATGGAAGACAAACTATGAGGAGATGGCAAAGAAAACCGTCATTAAGAAATGTTTGAAGTATGCGCCTTTGAAATCTGACTTTGTAATGCAGCTTTCCAATGATGAGAGTGTGAAGACCGAGCTCAGTGTAGACATGTCCGAGGTGGCAAACGAACAGGAGCCGATTGATGCTGATTACCAGGAAGTATCCCAGGAGGCTCCAGATGGTACAGAAACTGCAGAAGCCGTAAACAACCAGGGCACAGCAGAATAAACAGCAAGTGGTGCTTCCTATCATGGAAATGCGTCATTATATATCACAATACGTTGATACCTGGCAGTACCTGTTCATGCTGCCAGGTAGGAAAGGAGTAAGAAATGCAGCATATTGACATGGAAAAATTCGCAAATGGTGCGTTTACGGAACAGATCAACAGGGAGCTGAAGAAGGTGACGGAGAACATCCAGGATCCGAACACAGACGCAACTGCCAAGCGGAGGATCACTGTTGTGATCGAATTTAAGCCGAATGAGGCAAGGAATTTTGTTACTACGGGAGTACAGGCAAAATCCACCCTGGCACCGGCTCTTGGAGCTGTGACAGCCCTCAGCATGGGCAAAAACATCCGTACAAATGAAGTGGAGGCTGTTGAGATTGGCAGCCAGATCCCAGGCCAGATGACCATTGAGGAGGTAACGGATTCCTTTGATGAGAGGGAAAAAACACCGCGCCAGGTTGATCCTTCCACTGGGGAGATCATTGAACAGGCGGAACATTCAGACAATGTAATTGATTTAAGAGCTAGACAGGCATAAGGAGGAAGAAAGATGATCAAAGAAGCAATCAAGTACATCACAGATTTAAAAGCAGAAGCAATGGAACCGAAAGTTGTCACGATTGCAGGCAAGACCTATTGTGATAAGGACCTGAGCAGATATGACGATGAACCTATGGCGGAGCCAATTGAGGCGTCCAACTTAAGCAGCATGATTGATTATATCTTGAGTTGCACCAAGGAACTCAGAGAGTCCATGATCATTCATGTGATAAGTCCGACAAAAGTAGAACTGTATTCCGGTCTGAATGCAGAGAGAAAAAGAGAGCGCCTGTTTGTGTGCAGGGCTGAGACTCCACGCTTCCGCTATGATGAGTGGTACGATCAGGAGCGTTTTCTCATTGAAATGCAGGCAAACTTTGAAGAGAACACTGATCTGGAAGCTATCCTGAAAGTATCTGGAAATGTTGAGGCAAAAACAACAGCCAATTATGGTGATGACGGCGTTACCCAGAAGACAACCATTAAGCAGGGGATTGCATCAAAAGCAGATGTTCTGGTTCCGAATCCGGTTACCCTTATCCCATACAGGACCTTCCTGGAAGTGAAGCAGCCGGAAAGTGAGTTTGTTTTCCGTATCAAGGACGCTGGTGGTGCTCCGGTATTCAAGATCGTAGAAGCCGAAGGTGGTCTCTGGAAGAATGTTGCAATGAAAGAAATTCGAGATTATTTTGTGCGCAACCTTGAGAGCGAGGAAGATCTTTACAAGCGTTTAACTATTATCGCGTGATAGAACGCTTCCCTGGTCTTAAACAGGCTGGGGAAGTGGAAAGGAAGACTTATATTTATGACAGCAATTTGTTTCACAGTGCCTGGCAAACCTCAGGGAAAAGCCAGGGCGCGTACTTACTATAATGCCAAGAAAAAGGCTATGAGCAGCACAACACCGGATAAAACGGTCCTGTATGAGAATTTTATTGCTACCCGTTATATGGAGGCTGCTGGGGAACAGAGATTCTCAGATGGAGCCTATATCAAAGCGAGGATCCAGGCTTTTTATGAGATTCCCAAGAGCAGTTCAAAGGTGAAAAAGACAGCCATGCTCAGCGGGGAGCTACTTCCTACAAAGAAGCCCGATATTGACAACATCGTAAAAGCTGTTCTGGATGCCCTTAATGAGGTGGCATACCGGGATGATACACAGGTCGTGGAGCTGCAGGTAAGAAAGCAGTACAGTGAAAGACCAAGACTGGAGATCTGTCTGGAAGAACTGGAGGCTTAATCATATATGGCAAGGCGGAAACAGGAAGGAAATCGCTTTTTTCGCCTGGATGTGGATTTCTTCTCAGACAAGAAGGTAAAGATCCTGAAAGCACGTTATGGGGCTGACGGGGTTACCTTATATCTGTATATCCTATGTGAGATATACAAAGCTGGATATTATTTAAAGATTGATGAGGATTTTGAGTTCATTGTCTCAGATGATCTGAGCATGGACAGCAATAAGGTGAAGCAGGTCTTGAACTTCTTATTGGAACGGTCACTGTTTGATAACACACTTTTTCAGTCGGACAAGGTCTTGACCTCTGCCGGAATACAGCGGAGATATCAGGCAATGGTAAAAGCCAGGGCACTGAAAAATCCGATTACAGTAGAGGGTTTCTGGCTCCTTTCGGAGGAAGAAACGGAGACCTTTATTAAAGTGAACCCTTCTTTAAATAATTCCGAGAATAATCCCGATAATTCCAGGAAAAATGAAGATAATTCCGAGAAAAATGATACAAAAGGAAAGGAAAAGAAAGGAGAGTATATATATACGGCTCCGCCGGGTACATACTTTGAAGATTCTTCTCTGAATGATGCCTTCCTGTTATTCCTGAAGGTAAGACAGAACAATGGAGACAGTCTAACAAAGGAACAGGTACAGCTTCTGAGGGAAGAACTCCTGTCCATGTCTGACAAGCCAGAGGAGCTGACTGCCATTGTAAAGAAATCCGCTATGAACGGATGGAAGAGCTTCTACCCTCTGAAAAAAGCAAGAACCAGGAAGACAGAAGCGAAGGGCAGTAAAAACCGGTTCAATAACTTTCCACAGAGGGAATATGACTTTGAAGAATATGAAAAACAGCTGTTAAAGAAAAGCCAGGAAGGACAGAAAATAGTTAATGAATGATTTACAGATCTTTAAGAATGCGGAGTTTGGAGAGATACGAACGGATACATCAGGGAACGAACCAATGTTTTGTTTATCAGATGTTTGCAGGGCATTGAGTTTATCCAATGTGACAGAAGTTAAGAAAAGGTTGGGTGAAAAGGGGTTAAGCAGTATTGAAACCCTTACAAAAGGCGGAAATCAGAAACTTTTGTACATCAATGAAGCTAATCTGTATAAAACAATCTTTCAAAGCCGAAAAGAATCGGCGCAACGTTTTACAGATTGGGTGACGGATGAAGTTCTCCCATCTATCCGAAAGAACGGTGGTTACATTGCTGGCCAAGAACATCTTTCTGATGATGAGCTGATGGCCAAGGCCGTCTTGGTGGCACAGAAGAAAATCGAGGAAAGAGACAAGGTAATTGAGGCGCAGAGGTTAAAGATAGAAGCCGATAAGCCGAAAACTATTTTTGCAGATGCCGTATCAGCCAGCAATACATCAATCCTGATAGGAGACCTTGCAAAGCTCATTTGCCAGAATGGTGTACAGACAGGACAGAAACGTCTGTTTGAATGGATGAGAGAAAAAGGCTATCTGATAAAATCCGGATCCAGCCGAAACATGCCAACCCAGAAAGCCGCAGAGATGGGGCTGTTTGAGGTAAAAGAAACCACCATTACCAATCCAGACGGAAGCGTAAGAGTCACCAGAACAACAAAAGTTACCGGAAAGGGACAGCAGTATTTTATCAACAAGTTTCTGGGCTGAAAGAAGACTTAGAAGAAATGCTTAAAAATTATAGTTGTGAAGGCCAGATGGAGTTATCGGACTTCTTGAAAATATCAGAAAATCCAAGCCTACAAATGTACTGTAAGGATTGTTATTGCAAGACCTGTCTGCTTTGGTGGTCCCACAGATGTGTGTATGGAAAATGCTGGGATGATTTCCGGGCAAAAGCAAACCCGTACAATAAAGCATTCCCGGATAAACCGCCGCGTACTGGCTGGAGTAACTGGAATAAACTAGGAGAGCAGGAGCATTGGTGTAGGGGAGGTGCTTTTTATCCAGAGCGCAAGTGTGAGCACTATGTTGAATATACTGGCTGTACTATAGAAGATTGTATAGCTGCTCCTATACAACTGTTTCCGGATGGATATGTGATCTGTACGCTGAAAGATTCTATTGGCTGTGAAGCATGTATTGTTAGATCAGAGGGAAAAAAGATAAATGATTATGCCTGTGAATTTATGACGGACACAGGATGTGAGAGGATGTTTACCGCGAAAAGCCTGATCCTACAGTCAATAATGGAAGGTAACGATATCGAGCCTTGCAGAGAGCAATGCTGCATGGGATGTAAAGCAATATGCGGATTCCGCTGCGGACAAGCGACATAAAGTAAACGAAAGGAGCCAGCCTCCGGCCGGAGTAAGGGTATACCGGGCTTCTTGAAAAGATGGAAAATGAATTATCCACGGAAGAGTGGAAACAAAAGAAGAAAGAGCAGAGAGCTATATTTACGGCACGTCAAAGGCTGCCTTATGAGGTTAAGCTTAAAAGACAGGCAATCAAAGCCTGGCAGTTCTATGAGGAAATCCTTAGCAGAGACCTGAATGTACATGTAAGCGTGGGAGGATTGGATAGTATAACCCTGTATATCTGGTTGTGCAGTATCGGGATCGAACCTCATGCAATATCTATTTCTGGGGTGGAGGATAAGAGCATCCAGAAGGTGCACAGAGCTCTCGGAGTTGAGATTGTACGGTCATACAAGAGCAAGGTACAAGTGCTTAATGAAGTCGGATTTCCGGTTATCAGCAAAAAGATAGCTGGCAGAATCAATACTCTGCAACACCCAACAGAAAATAATAAAACTGTCCGTCATGCCATTATAACAGGTGAATGCGGAGAGCAGGGGCATTTTGCCAAGAATAGCCGGATGCAGCTACCGAAGAAATGGCTGGAACTATTCGGCGGCTATGAGAATGAGAACGAAGGTGTGAATTATGGCAAGCCAGATCCGGACATTCCGGTATCAAATGACTGCTGCAATTGGCTGAAAGAAAAGCCTTGTGATGACTGGGCGAAAAAACATAACAGTGTGCCATATCTGGGGATGATGGCAAGTGAAGGCGGACAAAGGGAAGAGGCCTTGATAGACCATGGCTGTAATTATTATGGCAAGACAGTGATCAGATCCGCGCCGTTTGCAATATTCATGAGATCGGATATTTTAAGACTGGCACTTGAAATGGACAAATGGTATCACGCTCATTTGGATTTCTTTGAAGCAAGATTCCATGCGCAACCTTATGGAAGGAATCAAGATGGAAGCCTTAAGGAGTATGTTCCATTGTTATCTATTGTTCCGGAAATCTACGGAGAGATTGTTACTGATCCAATCGCAGTTCTTCGAACCACAGGCGCACAGCGGACCGGATGCTCCATGTGTGGGTTTGGAATTCACCTGGAACAGCGTCCCCACAGGTTTGATAAACTTCGGGAAAGAAATCCGAAAGAGTGGGAGTTCTGGATGTATCGCTGCTGTACAGATCCGAAAACCGGTGAGAAATATGGCTGGGGACGTGTGTTAGATTACATAGGTGTTGAGTGGGAAAATCCTCCAGAAGTACAGATGACAATATTTGATTTTCCGGAGTATCTACCAGAAACGAAAGAAAGGAGCTAAACATGGCAGAAAAATATAAAACCTGTAAACACAGTACAGGCAGAGTGGGTGAGCTGATTGTATACGTCCACCCGACCTGTCCGAGGCTGTCAATGATAAAAGGCACCTTGTGCAGCAGTAAGATTCGCTGTCGGGAGTGCAAGAGCTGGGAGGAGAGAAGATGACGCTGAACGAATTAACAAATAATCAGAAACGCAAAGAGTTTCTGGACAAATATACAGGATGGAACTTGTGGCTTGCTGTGCCGGAAATAAGCGAAAAGTATTATTCTTATCCGCTTCCGGACAATACAATGATCATCGTCAAAGAAACCGAACATGCAAAAGGTGATGACTGGTGGAAGAAAGACGAGCGCGGCGGCTATTACGTTACCACAGAATACTATCTCCTGGAAGGTGATTGGAAAAGATTTGCAGACTGCAAAAAGAGTATGACACAGATTATTGAGCATCTGAGAGAGGTGAAACAATGATAGACGTAATCGTTGCAATGGGTGTTGGCGTGCTAATCGGAGCCTTTGGCGTGATCGCCTGGGCATTAAGTGCCGTAAACAAGGATAGAGGTGAAAAAGATGACAGAGACCAAGCAGGGAAAGGCAACGGACCGGAAAGCCACTGAGGCGGTGAACACGATTAGAATTTACTGTAAAAACAATGACATTCACGACTGCGTATTTAACTGTGCGATACGGCAGGTATGCAGAGGATATTTTCGCAATTTGAACGTACCGATGCTGTGGCCAGAAGTGGAGGTGCCAGATGATTGATGAGAAGAGAGTGCTGCAGGTTGCCAAGGAATTAAGCATGAACCCGGACAAGGCCAGGAAGCTCCTGGAGGATGCCAGATCAGAACCGGCAATTCTGGCGCGGGTACATAGATACGAACTGCTTGTGGGAGGTGACAGAGGTGGACAAGACGGTGCTGGAGCAGTATGTGGAGCTGAAGGAAGAAATCAAAGACCTACATAACCGCATAGACCGGGACAGGCGCAGACTGGTCAAGATCGAGAATGAGGGTGTTGTATCTGATACCGTAAAAGGAACCAGAAAGGATGGCACTATCGGTCCGATCAAGATAACCGGCTACCCTTTTCCGGAAGTTGACCAGGTGAAGGGCATGATTAAAAAGCGGGTAGCAAAGCTTCACATACTGGAAGACGAACTGCAGGACGCACTGAATGCAGCAGATGATTTTATCCGAGAAATTCCACAAAGCGATCTGAGAATGATGTTTCGTTTTTATTACCTGGATGACATGACATGGGTGGCGGTAGCAGCAAATATGAACAGCCGGTTTCCAAAACGGAAATATACAGAAGACAGCTGCAGAAAGCGTCATGACCGATATCTTGAAAAAATATTATAAAATTTTCAAAATGTCCGGTCATGTCCGCTTCGGCTATGGTAGTATGTATACTGGGATTGACGAAAAGATTTCATTAAGCTCCTTATTAAGTGATTGCCAGGTGTCACAGCCTGGCGTTTGATTTGGTTAGTACCAGACCAAGGCCAAAGGTGCTGTTACTGCTTAGTAGGTAAGCGGCGGCATTATTATTTCCACGAAATGTGAAAAACGTTTACGACAGGGTTGGATCCACCTTGGACGATACCAAGGGTGCACGTCCATCTCGGAACACCTCCCCGATTGGGAGGGAGCATGAGCCGTTCATTCGAGCCGCAGGTTCGAGTCCTGGTGTTCCGATTGGCTTCGAGAGGAGCTACCCCCAACTACATATATTTTTTTGCAAACGTCCTGTAGAAATATGGGGCGTTTTGTAGTATGATGGAGAAAAATGTATGTGGGAGGTTGTGCTGTGGGAGAGAATGAAGATAGTAAAAAGGAAAAATGTTTTGTTATTATGCCTATTGGAGAACTGGATACGTATCCTCAAGATCATTTTAAGCAGGTTTATGAGGATTTATTATGTCCAGCGATAAAAGAAGCTGGGTATGAACCAAAACGTGCGGACGAGGATAAGTCAAGCAGTATGATTCAAGTGTCGATTATACGAGACATTGTAGAGTCGCCAATGGCAATTTGTGATTTAAGCACCAGAAATCCTAATGTGTTATTTGAACTAGGAGTGAGACAGGCTTTTGACCTCCCAGTTGTACTTGTGCAGGAAAAAGATACTCCGAGGATTTTCGACATAAGCACAATAAATACTGTGGATTATAGAAAGAATTTAATATATCGTGAAGTCATGGAAGATCGCGAAAAAATAGTAGATGCCATTAAAGAAACGAAAGACAATAAAAAAGGCATAAATTCTATTATAAAACTTTTAAATTTAGGAAAAGCACAAATTAATGAAACGAATAGTTTAAGTGAAAATGAAGAAACCAATTTATTGTTATATTCATTACTTAAGCGTTTTGATAAATTGGAAAATGAATTAGCTTTGAGTCAGATAGAAAATTTAAGAGAGAATATAAATGATAAAACGGTAGAAAATTTAACTAAGACAATTAATCTAATGGAAAAACAGATTTTTAGAGAGTATGAAAAGCGTGGCGCAGCGGAGGCTAATCGTGTGCTAGAAGAAAAAGTACGTTATATTCTTCGTAATGAGAATTTAAACGAAACGGATAGAAGAAAAGCACTTGAAGCTCTGCAAAAAATAGGAGAATATTTGAAATAAAAATCAGTTAGTATACCAACAAACACACAGAGGCAGCTCCCCGGGGCTGCTTTTTCTATGCCAATTTTCGTACAGCGTGCACAGCACCAGCCGTTATTTCTTGCATACGGTCACCTCCTTTCATGATTGACGGCGGCAATCGGCTGTCGTGGATGGT